TGATTACCCAACTGTGCCGTCTCTCCTCTCTCCACTTCTCGATGTCCATCGGTGATTGAACCGTCAGCGCAATCGCTTCCTTATGCAGTATTGCACCGTAGTTTCCTACGCTACTGGGACTCGTCAGGTTATTGGTCATGTAGACGGGTAGACCGTAGGGGTCAATCATTCCCCGGTATCCGGCCAGTCTTAGCGGATTATTGCTGTAGTCAAAAGTCATAAACTTGTCTATCTTCCGAAGGTCAGCAAGCGTTGAGGGGTCACACACCATAGCCCTCTCTGCGGGTATATCCACCTCATCAAGACCCTCCATGATTGTCAGGCAAAGGTCATCCGTAAACGTCTGACCATCCGAACCGCTGCCAGTACCAGTAAGACTGGAGAATAGTGCCGTAGCATCACCATCGAGTTTCTTCTTCCACCCATACGCTGCGTTCTTAGCGAACTTCTCCAACAGATTAGGAACCTGTGTCTGTCTAGCAACGCTATCGTCAACCGATACGGGAATCTCCCACCAGGTACTAATAGTGATTGTCGCAGTAGAAGACGCAGTAAACGCAGTTTTTAGATTAGTCATTACACCATCAGAAGTGACAGCAACCGCAGCACCGGTAAGTTCAACGTCTATGGGAATAGTGATAATATCACCCTTTGCCAACATTGCTGCCCAACTCAAGTCCATGACCTGATTCGCAATAAGCGCACTTTCTGTATGGTGAAGGACCTTAGCCGACCAAATTTCAGGCACCAGCTCATACGTTAAAGCATCAGATGGTTGCCTTGTTGCCATTGCCATTTTATTTTCTCCCTTAGATTGATTTCCTTAGGAGGTTAAAACGTAAGAGCCGCAATTTCAGCACGTCTATCGTGTTGTTCTTGCGGAGACATCTTCTGGACATCCTCTTTCGTTAAGCCGGCACCTCCGCCCTTCGTCTTACCATCATCGGGTGCTTCGGTCATCCTTGTCTTTGCGGTTTCACCTGACTTCCTTTCGCCATAGCTTTTAGCCAGCTCTTCCATACCGTCTGCATCTTGGCCAGCATACTTGAGCAGTGTCTCCTCGGATACGTTATACTGCCCGCTTAATGACTTAGCGTTTACTTTCAGCAGATTGGCTAACTGGGTATTAACTTTGGTCTCCTTATCATCAAGTTCAGCCTGTTTCACGGAATCCTGCCTTTGCTCGCGGATACGGGAGAGTTCGTCAGGGTCATCCTTTGCATCTTCTTCCTGTTTGCGGTACATCTCTTCAGCCAGTCCTTTTGCCTGCTTGATAGCGGCCTCCGCCACACTTGCGGTTCTCTTTAATTCAGCCTCAAGACGACCAACATTGGTTAAAGCTGCATTTGCCTTAGTTACTAAGGCTTCCACCTCCGGGGTAAGAGTCGGTTCTTGTTCTGGGGTCTTTGCCTTTTCGTCCTCTGGGGTCACAACATCACCCTTTGGCTCATCGGTATCGCCCATCAGTGCTTTCCTCCTTGCTTTTTCTTTTTTCTAGCTGGTTTACCTGTTGGTTTCCAGCCATGTTCTACTGCATTTAATAAGTTCTTTTGAGCTTCTGCCTTTTTCTTGGTAGTACTCTTAGCTTTTGTACCATGTGGTGTACTTACTTTGTACCCATCAACCTTCTTAATTTTTACAGGCATATCAACCTCACTAAATAGAAAAGGCCGAACCTAAATCCCGAAGGATTCAAATTCGGCTATCGTTCTCGATTTGCCTAGTATTTAATTGTTAATCATGCTTATAGTCGTGTTCTATCTCACGACTCATACAGGGCTCACCATTCTTTATCTTGACTTCAATCTTCCCCCATCCGTATTGCTTACAGAATTCGAGGAAATTCAACTGAGTCTTACTTAACTCTATGCTTTCAGTATTAGCACCTTTCTCTTGATTTGTCAAGTCTTACCTCATTCCAGCCAAGATTTTCTCTATCTCCTCTAGTTGCTTTTCCCACTCCTGCTCTTGCTTCCATATATCTTCTTTAGCCCTCTCCAGTGGTGTAAATCCCTCGCGCTGTTTCTTTTCCTCAATAGGAGTGTAGTCAAACTTCAAGACGAGCCAAGCATCAAACTCCAGATGATTAGCCCGGTAATCATCCCTTGCCTTGCCTACGGGTCTGTTAAGATATGCAAGGTACTGATTGAATACTTCCCTCGGTGGGACTTTACGGAAGTCCCACTTATCATGTTGAACCCCATTATTATGGTCGGGATTCATATAAACATTCTTATAGAAACCATCGTCTATGTGTTCCTGCATAAACCAGTCATCTTCATACCACCCATCCTGTTTTGTCTTAGCTTTCCAGCCTTTAGGTTTACCTTCGCCATCAGCTGAAACCTTTTTGTACAGAACAAAGGTATCAATATAATTATCGGGCACTAAAAGTTTATAGCCATCTCGCTCCCATCTTGCTAAGGCAAAAGAGGTTGCTTTCTTATTATTAACACTCACACCAGAGTAAGTCTGATAACCCGTAGTAAATAGCATAGATTGTCTGGTTGTATCTCTCGCCTTATCATCAGGTATAAAGTTCAAAGATTCAGGGTCTTCATAAGAATCCCACTTCTCAAAATCATCCTTCCACTCTTCATATATGTTATCATATTCTATGGAGGGTATATTGTCTGGTGGGGCATCCCACGGCTTCACTCCCTTTCCTTTTTGAAGGTCTGTGACAGCATTAAAAAAATTAAGGTCATTAGCTAAAAAGCGGTCTCTCCAGCTACCATAAAGAGGTAACTGGTTATAGCCCATCCACTTATCCACATTTGACAAGCCATTATCATCAACTTCATCAGTAAGTCCAAATTCATAGGCTTTTATCCGAAGTTTTGCCTCCGCATACTCAGGGTCATCTGTAAGGAAATCATCTTCATCTCTCTGAGACAACCATTCCCTCTTTTGCTTTGCTGTTTTCAAAACCCATGCTTCAGGATTCATCCCTGCGGGAACAACAAGGTTATCAACATCCACATCTGTCATATCTGTATAGCCTTGGCGGATAGCATCATAACCAACTTCCTGTTCACGATTGTCTACCTGCAAACGTAACTTAGCCTCATTCCACTCAGTTCCATCATCGGTGAGTAACCCATTCTCTAATGCCCACTGCCATTCATCGGGATGGTCAAGTAACCATACTTTAGCTTCAGAACTGCCTGCGCCAAATTCATCTATGGTTTTCCCCCTATCTACCCAACTTTCAACTATAACACTGTCAGTTGGTTCTTCGGGTGTACCCACCTCAATAGCTACTATCTTCCTTTCTGTATCAGCAAAGGTTAAACCATCTCCTACTGTCATTTGTTTAAGTTCTTGGACTGCCCTTGCCTGTGCCGTTAAACCATCCTCATCTTTTATCTTGTCATCAAGCAACCTGGCATCTACGAGTTTATCCTCAATATCTCTGAACTTTGCCTCAGTTTTCAACAAGAAGGTATCAAGATGTTCAGGTACAATATCTTCAGGTAGAGCATTATCAGGTATGTCAAGGAATTTATAGAGTTTCACAAATTCATTATATGCTTCAGCAGTAAGAAGCTTAGATTTCCCCCAGACTGCAAGTAAAGCATTTTCTTCCGGGTGATTTTCCAACCAATCTTTTCTAGGATTAACAGTCAGTTGTTTTCTTTCATTATCGGACAACCCTTCAAGAAAAGTAGCCTTACCATTTTCAGTTTCAATAGCTTTATATCTTCTGAGTAAATCCACCTGTCTTTTTGATAACGTATTCAATGGCGACTCTTTAATAAATCCTTCCTGCCACTGTTTATAATAATCTTCAAAGGATACATCTTCTTTCAAATCCAAGTCTAAGTCATAAACCTTGGAGTTTATCAGAGGCTTGATGGATTCTTCAACTGCCCTTCTCTCAATATAAGAGTAAGCTATCGGCTCCTCAATATGGAGCTTGCGTAAATCTTCGTCTGTAACAGCTTCAAGTATTGTGCTAAGGTCACTACTCACATCTCCCATACTATGAATATCAGACTTTTCAAGCGACAATGGGGAAGCCTCCTCTATAACTTCACCAAGTCTATTTACTGTCTCATCTATTTGGTACTGGAAGATTTGTACCGATTTATCTACAAAATCTTCGCCCTTGAATTGTTTACCCATCAATAAATCAAGTGCCTGTCTAGCTACATCAGTTTTAAGAATTTCAATCTCATCAACCAATCGCCTCTTTTCTTCAGGACTAATATCAGTGGCCTTGTAAATCAAATCCTCTTTCTTTCCCAGTTCGCTTAACTCGCTAGCCACTCTTCTTAAATATCGGGCAGAGGCAGAATAAAACACATCTTTAGGTGTCTCCCCTTTTTCAATGGCTTCCTGATAGCGCCCTGAGTCAAAGTCAGCAAAGAACAGTAATTCAGGGTGAGCTGCTTTATATTTGTCAAACTTCTCAATCTCACCATTAACCAGCATCTCCTTGAGATACTTCTCGCCAGCCTCTATCTTTTCAAGAGAATCATAAAAGTCATTGACTGTTTCACCAGCAGAACCGTAAGGATTTCTAACCACAAAGGCTTTAATTACTGGCGTATCTGCCAGCGTAGGACTTGGTTCTGGAATATCAGTACTGATACCAGTCCCCTTCATAACGGCATCAAGAATATCAGTAGCATATCTTCCCAGTCCACCAGTCCATGCAAAAAATAAGTTATCAATTTGGGCAGGAGGCAACTTTAGAAGCTCACCTAATTTCTTTGAAACTTCGGTTGTCCATTGCGTATATTGTAGTTGAGGAGGCATAGCCTTACGACTTTCAGGAACAATATTTCTACCCTTGAAGAATGAATAATTCGTCATCCATTCAATTATCGGTAATCCAGCAGTAGGAATAAATCCTGGACTACCTGATTCAATAAGAGTCTGAGCAATATCCTTCATTAAATTAGGGTCTTTTTCAACTAACCAGTCAAGGAATCTTTCAGGAACAGAACCGAAGATAATACCAAGTTCAAAGGGCTTCGGGATACGATAGATATTATCCTTGGTCATTACAATCCAGAACAAGTCCTTCTGCCATTGTGGTATTTCCTTCCACCTGTCATCATCATAATTAACCATCCACAATAATATAGAAGGAAGTGTTATACCAGCAAAAACCTTGGCTGAAGTCCTTATCGGATGTTCTTTGAATGAGCTAACCATCTTTCCCCATCCTCGAAGATTAGCATTGAAGAAGGCTATGAATGTATTTATAGCTTGAGCCGTAGTCCCCATCTGTGCAAAGTCAAGAGTTACTGACCTTGCCGAGTAACCTGCTTCAAGGGGAACTGCTCCACTCTTTATGCCCTTCTTGAACTCACCAAGTCTGGTGGCTTTTTCACCAAGCTCACTGATGATTCTAAATAACTCCATCGGGTTTTTGACATATTCTGTAAATCCTTTCCCCTCAACAATCTGCTTGAATGTCTTTTGCAGATAACTTCTATCCATAGAAACCAGCATAGAGTGTTCTGCACCCGACATCCTGAACAGTTTATAGTCAGAATCTTTACCAATCATACTTGCTAAACCCCTGATGAAGTCTATACCGGGCATAAACCCATAATTAGAGTAGGCAAAGGCAGTCAACTGGTCTCTGGCTGGATTACGGAACATAAAATCAGGACTTAATGTAGCACCAGCTCTGAGCCACCTTGCAGGAGCACCGAGTATTTGACCCATCATACCAAGAGTTTCACGATTAAGGTGAAGTAAGGAATCACGCAAATCAGCATCAACCTTATAATAGTTCTTCTTGCCATCTATAAGAACCGTAACTTCATCGCCACTGATAAAGAAAGAGGGCCGGAATATATCCACCATCTGCTCTTCTTCTGCACTAGTTAAACCTTCAACTTCAACCCCAAGTTCTTTAGCACTTACCTGAGCCACCCTAGTCATAGGGGTTTTCACTCTTTCAAAGACATCAGCCAATTCGGGATTCTGGTCAACCAGATTAGCTAGAGCAATCCCAACCTGATTCCTTTCTGCGGCACTAATCAAAACATAGGTATTCTTAACGATACTTTCAAGAGGATTGATAATCTCGCGTTCTGAGCCTTTAATCCTTTTAATCGGACTGGCTATATTCGCCATCTTCTTGCCCATCAAGCCCTTTGCCTGAAGTTCATTAAAGACTCGATAGAATGGGACATAGTTACCATACTTGCGGAGTTTGCCTAGTAACTCCTTACTAAGAAGTCCCATTTCCTGAGAATAAACAAGAAGGCTATCTTGATATTTATATACCCTCTCTGCTAATTCAGGGAAGTTTTTGTATTGTCCTTCAAGTTCCGTTATGGAAGCCTGAGCATCACCAACCTCAATTCCTGTTTCTATACCTCTTTCTGATAATTCTACTGCTCTTCTGGCGGTAAGATAAGTAGAAAAGTCTCGCCACTTCACAGGTTCCTTAACTTCTTGGAGGATTGCATCAAGGGATTCGCCAGTATAGTTCGGTACTGCCTTCCCATTCTCCATCTTCCAGAACTCTTTACCGAATGTCCCCTGCTCAAGAAATGATGTAGCCTTACTGGTAACTCCTCTTAGCAGTCTAGCTAACAGATAAGGGTTTTCCTCTATTGATAAATTAACTCCGCCCTTCTTGAGTTGGTCGGTGATTCGCTTTAGTGGGTCAAGGTCATCAACCATCTTAATATTAAACTTATGCCAACCTCGCTTTACCTTATCAACAAAACCTGTCTCAGCAGGTTCAGTCTGTATCCTACTGAATACCCTTGCTGTAGCCCCTTCAGTTGGTGTTGGGGCTTCAGGCATACCAGCTTCCTGTGTAACCTCTGGGGTAACAGGTGCTTTGGGGATTGTTGCTTCTACTTTACTAAGTGTTCGGAAAAAGATATTTAGCTTGTCAACCACTTCACCAAATTGCTCTCTCGTTATCAATTTGCTTACTGGGAGTTTTGTGGGGGGCAATTTCCCCTCTCTTGCTTGAACTTGGTCATATAGTCCACTTAATCTAGCAGTTAGAGCTTCACGAATTGCATCTGCCTTTTCAGGTGTATAAACATTGCGTATCTGTTCCTCTAATGTTTCAACGGGAACTTCGCCACGCAAAACAGGTAAAAGATTATCTTCAAGTGTTTTGGGTAATGTAACCTCTGGGGTAGGTGTAACCTCACCACCCGGCTCCGCCCCCGGAACTATCGCCCCCTCTTCGCCTTTTACCGCCTCATACCAATTACCCTTGGCATCAGTAACCCACCCCTTTGCTTTCTTGGCCATATCGGATAGACCCGACATCTCAGTGGGTGACACCATCCTAATAGATGCAGCACCACCTAGAATGGAAAATGGCAGTACCCCAATCGCTGTCTTAACGGCAATATCTGGTGTATTAGCTAGAACGTCTCTATTCTCATCGTAGAAGCCTACAGCGACATTTCCTACGACTTCCTGAGCCACCTCAGTAATAATTTCCGAAAACTCAGCGATAGTAAAGTTTTTACCGAATCTCTTGACTGCCTCGGCAAGTCCTCTTTTAGCTAACTGAGAAGCGGCCTGTCTCTTGAACTGACCGAACAACAGAGGGCTAACCTGTTTGACTACTGGTATCCTGCCCACATTTTCAAGCAGACCGATAACACTACCAGCAACCAGAGCCATCTGAGAAGCCCTATCCTCGGGTGCACCGGCATTAAGTAAGTCCTCGTAGACTACCTGCCCCTCAACGGCTGTCATTGCTCCGGTAGAAATAGCGAAGCCAACAGGCCCACCAGCTAAGGTCATACCCATTATTCCCAGTGCCAGCGGCATCATATTGGCTATTTCGTAAGCGATATAACTCGAGTCTTTCCATAGTTCGGATGCTGAAAAGCACCTTCCTGATAAGTAACATCAGGTTTAATCTCTGGATTATGCCTCAACCACTCCTCGTACTCCTGCTTATTCTGACCATAGAGCCACCTGAAGTTCTCCCTCATCTGGCTATTATTTTCATTTATTGCGTTGACCATATCCTCACTGAAAAGTCTCTCAGCCCAATCCCGTTTCTCCTTTTCTTCGGGTATCTCAAAGAATATGATGTTCGGTAGTACAGAGAGCAGGAAATTCTCACCCTGCTCCCAGTACATCCTTGATGAAAATGCCAGCGTATCCCATGTGTTCTGAAATATGTTTTTCTCAGGGGCTTTGGTGAACTCTCTTGTTGCCGGGTTATATTTACCAGCATAATTGCCTTCCTCATCATAGGCAGCCCGAGTTTCAATATCTATGGTAAGTAGTTTTGCATTACCGTCAATCCTGACTACCTCTCTCTGTTGGCTCATTATCTGGTTAATAATATTCGGGTCATAGCCCATCATCTCAAGGAGCTGGCGTTTCTCTGCTCTGGTAGCACCACCAGTACGATATGTCTGAATTTCCTTGATGAATGTCTCAAAGTTATTTTCTAAAAGATAACTGAAATCCTCCATATCATAGTCAGGGAAAACTGTCTTGATTGTTTTGTTAATCCTCTGGTTCTGCATATTCGGTGGGAGAGTAGACAGAATACCCTCTTCAGTAACACCGAACATCTTGAGGATTCGCTCCGCCTCGTATTTACCTACCCTTGTCTGAAGGTTAGTGGCAAAACCCTGAAAATCCTGCTGCATACTTTGGTATAAAGTCTCAGCAACCATTTGCGCCATTTCCTCGGAGGAGTACCCGTAACTTGCCCCGGGTGCAAACATCTCAGGATAGGCGATACGGAGGTCAGCCTCAAATTCAGGCTGAAACTGCCGAGGCTGCTGAACCATAGTAAAAGCTGGCTCACCTTCAGCCTTCGGGGTCATCTTGACTACTGCATCTTCTGGTACATCAAGACCAATCTGCCTTGCCTGTTCTCCTGTTAGGTACTGCTCGTAGGGGATATTCCACTGGGTAGTTCTCTGCTCAGGTGGTAAAGCAAGATCGGCAAGCTGTTCTGGACCCACAAACAGACTAGTGGGTATCTTGTAGGTTGCCGCCATAGTCTGTATATCAACCTTGGATAAGCCCTTGGCAGGCTTAGTAACAGGTGCAAATAGTCCAGTCTCCTGAGAGCTGATATAAGGTTGCTCTTCTTTGTATAGTAAGTCTTCCCCAATCCTACCCTGCTGAATAGCCTTCTCTATCGG